GCCAGCCGTCGTGACCTTCTCGAAAGCATGAAGCTGTTTGCTGAGGCTGAGCGTATCGGAGCAATGTCCGTTAACCAAGTCAAGGGTGAGCTTGGCTTCCCACCGATTAGCGGTGGTGATGTTCACTTCATCCAGACAGCCGCAGGAGCTATCCCGGTTGAATGGCTGGACGACGTGGCCAAGAGATTGATTGCACCTACAGGCCAGCCTATTAGCGGGCAGGGCACTGAAAATCAACCACCCGGTGAACCTCAGTCGGGATCGGGCGCACCCGCGCCTGAGTCCGCAGGGGCGAAGCGGGTAAGGGGACCGGGAGCGCCTGAGCGCAACCGGGAGTAAGGTAACATGAGCCAAAAGGCAACATTCAAGTTCACATTCCCCATTACCAAGAGCGAACAGCGCGATGATGGTCGATACCTTATTGGCTATGCCTCTGGTCCTGAGATTGATACTGATGGCGAAAGGATGCATCCTGAAGCTATCGAGAAGTTCTCTGACCAGATTAACGCCAGTAACGGTGCTGACTACCCGCTGACTTACCGTGATGCGCACGCCCCTGATGGTGTGCTCCGTGATTTGGGTGTTATCACTAAGGCTTGGGTTAACGAACACTTCCATCTCGGTATCGAGGTTAAGCTCGATGACGACAACCCTGCCGCTGATTACCTGTACAAGCAGGTTCAGAAGGGGAAGCAGTACGGAATGTCCGTGCATGGAACTGTAACTGATTGGTCTGACGATTTTGTCGAAGACCTAGGAAAGACGGTTCGTACTTTCAAGAATGTCATTCTTGATGAAATCTCTAATACGACCCGTCCCGCTTGGTATCCGTCCTTTGGAACGGTATTGGCCAAGTCTGTAACCGATGCGTCTGATGACGCAGCAGGAGACAATCCCGTGAAGACACAGAAGAACGGCGAACCTCTTGACGGCGACGTTAAGGACGCACCGCAGGGCGACGACGCTGCCGACAGCAAGACTGGCGAAGGCGTTGAAGATACTGATGAAGCCGCAGTTGATGAGACTGTGGATGACGCTAAGGACTCTCAGAAGTCGGAAGACGAGACTGATGATGACACTGGCGTCGAGAAGGCAGGCAGGAAGGTTTCGGCAGCCACGGCTGCTCAATTCAAGGGCCTGTATGACCAGATGACCACACTGCTCACGGACGTTGGCGTTCTTGAGAGTGATAGCTCCGCAGAAAAGTCGGCTTCCGAGGCTGGCGACACTACTACTGAGAAGTCCGATGCATCGACGGATGCTTCCGAACCGACCTTGGCAGATGTCGTAGCAGCCCTTGAGAAGGCAAACGAGCGTATTGCTGAGCTTGAGTCCGCACCGCGTACTCAGCTTCCTCCGAAGCTCACCGATGTAGAGAAGTCCGCAATCAGCACGATTGAGGAAGTTCTTTCGAAGGCTGAGCCCGGAGACAGGCTCCGTACAGCATTCGCCCTTCACACGAAGGGTCGTTAATCCGCAGCAAGTCGCTGCGTTTGGAAGGTAGAAAGTGGACCAGCTTACTGTACGCAAGGCTCTTGACCTTGCATCCACAGGCGCTTATCTCATCCCTGAGGTTGTAGATGGCGCTATTAGGGACTACGCCACGAAGGAGCCAGTTCTGGCTAACATCGTGAACCGCGTTCCTTGGGCTACGAACACCTACTTCATCCGTAGGCGTGACGCCCTGCCGACCGCATCGTGGAGCACTGACGGTGGCCCTCTCCCGGCTGCATCGCAGAGCACCTACGCTAAGGTCAGCAAGTCGGTTGCTTACCTCTACTCTAGAGGCGAAGTCACCGGCCCAATGCAGCGTGCCGCAGGTTCTCTGTTCAACGCTCTTGCACTCGAAGTCGAGGCTTACAGCCGCGCTTTGGTCGAGAAGTTGAGCACGGACATTGCGACCGCCGAAGGTGCTGCTAACGACATCACCGGTATTCTCTATCAGATCGACACCAACGATGACACTAACTGGGGTCCAACCGGTTCTGGCGTCGTTGATGCTGGTGGAGCTTACCTGTCCCTCGCTCTGATCGATGAGGCCATCGACGCCGCTCGCGGCGAAGTTGACCTGATTATCACGAGCCGTAGGGTTCGTCGTGCCATCAACGGTATGTTGCAGGCACAGCAGCAGTTCAACGACAGGACTGAGGTAGCCGCAGGCTTCCGTGTTCTTTCGTATGACGGTATGCCAATTGTCACCGACCTTCACTGGGAGACTGACACTGACATCCTGTTCATCCGCCGTGCAGACGCCAAGCTGCTCGTACATCAGGACTTCACGTTCGAGGAACTGGCCAAGACCAAGGACTCGACTGACTTCATGATTAAGGGCTACTTCGGCTTCGCACTCGAAGGCCGTCCTGTCCATCTTACTAACTTCTTGCTTCCGGCTTAAGCTAGTAGGTGAATGATGTTGTGGAGGGGGTTGGCTTAGCCAGCCCTCTCTGCTACAATGGAGCTACTTAGATGGCACTTCGACTCAGGCATCAACTTCACAACCGACCACCTAGGCTTACATTCTA